CGGTCCTGCGGGTGCCGGTGATATGTCCCCTCCGCCGGCTGGGGTCGTGCTTGCTACCACATTCGATTGGTCTTGCATGGTCGGTGTCCTAAAGGGTGAGTGCGAAGTAGAGGGCGGTGCCGCCGAGCGTGGCGAAGGCGATGGCGAGCGCGGCAACCAGACCGGCCATGCGGTCGTGGTCTGCGGCATGTTCTGCCTGCCAGGTGCGGAGCTCGGCGGCGGTCATGTCAGATACCTGGCGCCCCGAAAATGATCTGCAGGCCAGTGCCTTCCTTGATGGCTGCCAGTTCGTCGGCAACGGCGCCCTTGAAAACCCGATCCGGGCGGATGAGTTCGTACCAGAAAGTTATGTCGCCGCTCTTCTCGCGATACTTCAGGCGCGCTTCGACCGGGTAGGCGCTGGCGCTACCGTCGAAAACCGGGATGCCGATGGTGAAACGCTCGAAGACGATCATCTTGGTGCGCGTATCCTTGGTTTCGTCTTCGACGTACTCGAACTGGACGCCGCCTGATTGGAGATTGATCTTGCTGCGGAATTTCTTGTCCGAGTTCGCTTCGAAGCCGAGCGCCATTTGCAGGATTTCGGCGCCGGTCGGGAAACCTGGAACGCTGGCGATGTCAGGTAGATTGTCTTCAAGCCAGGTAGCGAACGCGGCCTGATTCATCGTTTTCTTGTCGTTGCCTTTCCAGCGCGTCCATTCGAGCGACAGCTTCGGCGCGAAGGTGCAAAGATGCTGCCGCCACGCCGGATCGCCCTTGCCGTGGTCGTCGATCACCGCCAGCAGATTGCAGCGGTTTTGCTCGGCGTCCACATCGGCGTAGATGGTCGAGACATCAGCGGTCGAATGCTTTTGCAGGTAATCGATGAAGCCGGCTGAATTCGTCGTCGAGATCGATCCGCGCTTGCGCTGCGGCACCGCCATCAAGGCTTCGATGTCCGCTACCTTGTAGCCATTGGGAACGACGACAAATGGGGTTCCTTGGCCGTAGGACTTGATTTCAGTGCGCGCTGCGCCAAGATCGAGCAAGCCAGTGATGGTGTTTTCGTTCAGTTCCATGATGGATTACCCGTTGATGGTTTTGAGTTCGCGCGTCGGTTCGGCGGCGACGGGTTTGAGGCCGAGCTTGTTCTGGCGCGGGTCTTCTGCAAGAAGGTTGCCTTCCGGCGTCGGCCACAGCAGGGACTCGGCCGGCATGCCCTTCGGCTTGGTGATGTTGCACTCGGCCTTGACGGCAAGTGTGCCGGCGGTCGAAGGCTTGATGTCGATCTTCAGTGTGAGCTTGCCAGCCTTGTTGTGCGTAGTGATGGCCTGTATCAGCTCGGAAAACTTCAGGCCGGCGACGTCCATGATCGGCATCAGGCCGCCATCTTCGGTTTCGACGCGAACGGCTTTGAGGTTGTCGTTAAGAGGTTTTGCCATTTGTCTTGCTCCTTCGTGTGAAAAAATCAGGCGATGTCCCAGACGATGCGCTGGCCGGCTGGCAGCAGGGCGACGTAGTCGGCGCGGGCCTTGCAGAGGGCGAGCGACATTTCGCGGATGGCGAGCTGCATGCGTTCGCGGGTGAGTTCGTCGCGCACCAGGGGCAGCGTGTCGTAGGCTCCGGAGAGGTTGATTTCGATCGAGCGCATGCGGTAGAGGGCGAGCCAGCGCTTGATTGCGGTCGACGCGGTTTTCAGGGCGGTTTTCATGCGGCCTCCTGGGGTTGTTCAGTGCGGTGAGCCGCCCAGAAGGCGTCATGTTCGCGCTTGATCCTGGCGGCGATCAGCAGTTCGGCGGCCATTTTCTCTGCCTGTTCCGACGTTAGGTTGATGTTGCTCTTGATCGAAACCGGGTCGGTGTACGTGACTACCTCGATGCGCAGCAGCGGGCCGCTGTCTGCATGGATGGCGGTGAATACTTCAAGCCCGACGGCGGATCGTTCAAGGATGTCTATGCAGCGGTAGGTGTCATTCCAGACAGTAGCGAGATTGAGTTTCATGATGTCCTCCGGTTAAGTGGTGGTCAGCTGGCGCAACCAGGCGCAGAGCTGGGTGGGGTTGCTGCGGTAGCCGAGCAGAACGACGCGGCCGGCGATGCGGCGGCAGACCTTGAAGCGGCCGCCGATCGGAAGCACGAAGCATGTGGTGCCGCGGGTGATTTCGCGGGCCTTGGCGAGGGTTTCGGCGGTGGTCATGGTTGCGCTGTTACTTCGCGTCGCGTTCTTCAACGAACTCGGCGGGTTGCTCGTTTCCGGTGGCCTTGAGGTAGGCGTAGAGCGCGGCGGTGGCGTCGCTGCGGTTGCCGGCGACAACGACTTCCTGCTGCTGGCCGACCTGGAACACGAACTCATGACCGGCCCCGTAGAAGGCTGGGTGGTCTGGTGCGGGGTGTTGCTTGGTCATGGTTGGCTCCGGTTGGTGGTGCTGTTTGAGCCAATATAAGCCTACTGTTTTCACATGTCAATAAGCAGGCTGATATTTTGTGGCAAAATAAAAGCCCGGCAAGTGCCGGGCCTTTATTCAGGAGAAAAAAATGGAACGCCTAACTCAAGTTGATCACTGGACTGACATCACGAGCATTGCCGATCAGGAGCGCGTCATCGTCTGTTACGACGCCGACCGCAAGGAGCTTGGGCGCGGCACGCGCCAGGCGCTGGAAGCGAAAGGGCTACGCTGGCCGGTCGATCAGGTCGAGCAGGTAGCGTAGCCGCTGGATCGTCAGCGTCGCCACGTCGCCGAGCGTGTGGTTTTCGTGAGAAATCCGCACCTCGGCATCCAGCACTTCGTCGTTGCCGAAATCGTGCTGGAAGCGCACCAGGTAGCCGTCGGTCGTGTTGTGTATGGTGATGGTCGGGTTGATAAAATCCATGTTTCCTCCAGGTTGTTCAATCGAGGTCCAGGCAAAGCTGGATTTGCAGTTGAAAGACCTTAGCCGTGGGTGCCGTTGGCCTTGGCCTGGGCGATGAGTTGCGCAACTTCAGCTACATCCTTGACGGCAGCATCCTTGCCGTATTCCGGCATCGGCTCCATGACGCGGGCGACGGCGATGATCTTGGGGTCGGTGGTCTGGTAGACGAGCGGGATCATTTCGCCAATCTCATCGGCCAGCCAATCGGCGCTTATTTCCATTGCGCGCGCCAGGCGGTTTGTGTATTCGGAGCCTGTTGCGGTCAACGAAGTCTCGAGTTGAGAAATTAGCGACTGGCTGACGCCAGACTTTTCAGCCAGTGCCGGCTGAGTCAGTTCTCGCGCTTTCCGCGCCTTTCGTAATCGCTCACCGTATCTCATACAAGCCACCTTATTGATAGATGGCCCTATGGTCAAAACAGCGAACTTATTGACATTGGAAAACAGTGGGCTTATATTCGTCAGCATGTCGAAACAATCCCTTCTCAAAGCCGTCGATCTGGCCGGAAGTCAGGTCAATCTGGCGCGCGGCATCCGTGACCGCATTCCGGGTTCAAAGATCGGCCAGGTGCATGTCTGGGGCTGGCTGAACCAGGTCAAGTTCGAAGTGCCACCGGCAGATGTCGTGCTGCCGATCGCCGACTTTCTCGGATACCGCATGACGCCGCACGAGTTGCGCCCGGACATCTATCCGAACCCGACCGACGCCGTGCCTGAGCAGATAGCCGCACAGATAAGCGCCGGCTGCTGGCCGGAAAAGGCCGCCTGACATGTCCACCCCTGTCTCCCTCAGACGCTTCGGCGTCTTTCGCAAACCGGCCCGCCTTTTTGGCGGTGCCTGGCTTTTTTGGGTATGTGGCAATGACTGAGTTCATGTGGACAGTCTATTTTTTTTGCCGCGCCGCTTAGAGGAAAGTAGGGGAAATAATCATGAGCGCACTTTCCGGTACCGCGCATCAACTCACGCTTGACTTCGAGCCAGGGCTCGCTGATCGCTATCCGACAGCGCTGGATTGCGTCAGGCAGTGCATTTACACCAATCGAAATCCACTTAAGACAGTGGCCGCCGATATGGACATGAGTGCTTCCGAGTTGTCGCGAAAGTTGTCTGGCAATCCGGACGACTCTCGCCGCTTTACGCTCGACGATCTGGAGCATTACATCAAGGCGCACGGTGATACCACGCCTATCTATTACCTGGTCGAGAAGTATCTCGAGAACGACAGCTTGCGAAAGCAACGTGCGCTGGCTGAGCTACTCAAGTGCGCTCCTCAGTTCCTGGCGCTCATGAAGCAGGCGACGGCTGAATGAATACCTGCAAATCGTGCGCCTATCGTAATCAGTCATTGGCCTACCCGCTTTTGTATTGTTCTCTGCGTGGGCTGATCGTCAATCAGTCTTTCGTCTGCAATAAGTTCAAGGAGGGCGCGTGATGCTGTGCCAGCGCATGTTCAAGCACCTGCCAACAGCCGACGATACGGGTGATTCGCGTTGAGAAATTCAATTTCAATGCCCCGCTCCCCGAGCGACGGTGAAGAAACACGCCTCCAGATCAGGGGGCCCCTGGCATCAACAGATTACGAGGGTACTCAGAGC